TTTCTACCAACAACAAGCTCAAAACTTGGGAGAGGTTGGCCTAATGGATGAACTGAAAACTTTGAACGACGCGGAGAAGCAAGCTCTGGTCAGTGCGCTGAAGGCCTGCAAGACGGCCATCGCCGCTGCTCAAGCCTTAGGCATTAGCCGTCCGACGTTGTACCGACGCATGAAGAAACATCAAATTAACCGGGGTGAGTTAAATGTCGGATAAGGAACAGGCAATAGACCCTATCCCGATATTCCGAACTGCCGATCAAGCGGGACAGATCGCCAAGACCGCGGACGGGTTTGACAACTTCGTTTCGCGCCTCGGCCTGAACAACAACAACACCCTGAGTGCCGGCCTTTACATTTTTAATTTGATGACTCGCAACCGCATTCAGCTTGAGGCCGCTTATCGCGGTTCATGGATCGTTGGACGAGTCGTTGACTGTATCGCCGAAGACATGACACGAGCTGGCATCGACATCACCACGAATGAAGGTGAAGAAGACATTAAAGATATTCAGGCCGCGATCTCTCGCCTGCGCATCTGGAATTCCTTGCGCGACAACATCCAGTGGGGACGCCTTTACGGTGGCGGCATCGCGGTTCTTCAGATCAAAGGCCAGAAACTGGACACGCCATTGAACATCGACACGGTTGGCAAAGGTCAGTTCGTTGGCCTTGCCATCTTCGACCGCTGGCAGTTGAACCCCGACCTGACCAAGATCATTCAAGAGGGGCCGGACATAGGCCTGCCGGAATACTACGACATCGTGACGGGTGACACCGCCGGCGTTGCTGCTCCGACTGCGACTGGCCAATTGCGCGTGCACCATAGCCGCGTGATTCGCGCGCGCGGGATCAAGCTTCCATTCTTCCAAGCCATCACCGAGATGATGTGGGACGAGTCCGTGCTTGAACGCCTTTGGGACCGTCTCATTGCTTATGACTCCGTGACCATGTCCACCGCCAATTTGATTGAGCGCGCGAACAACCGCACGATCGGTGTCGCTGGATACCGGGAGATCATCGCGGCCGGCGGCAAAGCCCAACAGGGTCTTGAGGCCCAGTTCGCGGCCATGCGTGAGTTCCAGACCAATGAAGGCCTCACAGTCATGGACAAGGAAGATACGTTCGCAACCACGAACTACACTTTCGCGGGCCTCCCTGAAGTGAACCTTGGTTTTGCCCAGCAGCTCGCCGGTGCATCCGAGACCCCGCTTGTGCGCTTGCTCGGTCAATCCCCCGCGGGCCTGAATGCCACGGGTGAAAGTGACATCCGCATGTACTACGACACGGTGAACGCCAAGCAGGAGTCCACGCTTCGGCCTGGCTGGAGTTTGTTATTGCACGTGCTGTGGCGGTCCACGTTCGGCAAGGCCGCACCGAAGGACCTTGAGTTCACGTTCACACCGCTGTGGCAGATGAGCGCGCTCGACAAGGCGAACATCGGCAAGACGAACACAGAGACCATCCTTGGTGCTGAAGAACAAGGCATCATCAGCCGCGCGATCGCCATGAAGGAACTGCGTCAGTCATCCGGTGACACCGGCCTGTTCCAAAACATATCCGATGAAGACATCAAGGCGGCGGAAGAAGAGCCGCCTCCCGAACCGTTGCTGGAAGAGCCTGACCCGAAGGAACCCGTCAGGGCTTTGGATCATCGCCGTCAGTTAACCCCCATCCAAAGGATCGCACAATGGCTGAAGCGAAAGTAAAACCTCAGACACTTATCATGCGTGAGTTCGTCGGAGACGCGAAGGGCAAGCAGTTCAAGTTCTACAATGAAGTTGACGACGCCATTAATGATCCTGACCCCCGGTTGAAGCCGCAGGTTTACAGTGCGGACATCACCCTTCTCGGTGAGATCAAGCTGGTGTTGGTCCCCGCGGAAGATCAGACCTCTCAGGCCGTGCGCGCGCTGGTGAAGCTCGGCAAGCCCGCGGATATCAAGGTCAAGAAGAAGGGTTCCAAATGAGTGGCGGTTCAGACTTTGAGATGATGAAACTTGAGTTGCACAACCAGCTCAATGCCCTCAAGGAGCTCACGCAGAACGCGGACACGGTCGCAAAAATACACGCGATCCAACAATGTATTGCGAGACTTGAAGAACAGTAGGTATGCTTAAATGGTGGGCAAGACGATCCGCAGCATTTCTTTTGATGCGAAGAAGGCCGACCGTGAAGCGGGCAAGGCCAAGTTCAAGACCTCTGCGAATGCCGAGCGGGACTTTTACCGCGCCCTGAAGAAGGTTGCGCAGAACTCCGGCCACATCGTAGATCAATACACAAACGGCGCGTCCATCACGGACCTCAAGAAAATGACCCGCGCGCTGGAAGACTATTCAAAACAAATTGAACCGTGGGCACGTCGGCAGTCAGAGAAGCTTCTGGAGTCGGTATCACGGTCAAACCTCCGCGCGTACAAGCGTGACTCAAAGGCCATGGCTGAAGCGCTTAAGACCGGTGTCGCTCGCCAAGAAGTCGGGCAAGTCGCGTTCGCCCTTTTGAATGAACAGGTTGACCTCATCAAATCATTGCCGATTGAGGCGGGTCTTCGCGCCCAAGACATAGCTGCTGAGAACTTCCTTGCCGGACGCCGCGCCGCGGTTGATCCTGAAACGGTAGCCCGGCTCAAGGAAGAGATGGGGATGTCCACGGAAGTTGCCGTTAACCGTGCGAGGCTCATAGCCCGCACGGAGACGGCACGGGCAAATGCTTCGTTTGTTCAGGCGCGCGCGCAATCAGTCGGGGTCCTGGGTTACATTTGGCGGACCACGATGGACGGAGCTGAACGCCACTCACATGCAGAGATGAACGGGGTATTCGTCCCCTATAACAAAGTGCCGCATCTGAGTGACGGGACTAAAGGCCACGCCGGCACGTTCCCGAACTGCCGATGCTGGCAGGACCCGGTTCTACCTGAATAGGACTTGCACCACGGATCGAAATGCCCCAATAATGTGGTGTCGAACCCACAAAACTAGGAGATGTCCATGAAGTTTGTATTGATGATCGCGATGTTGCTCACCGGCTTCACAGCCACAGCTCAGACCTCAAATGAAGTGAATAACTTCGGAGACAAATTCACGTGGACCATCCTGCAGGGGACTCAGGTCACGACTCAGCGTTTGCGAGTCACATATCAAGCCTTGAACGCGAAGACCACGGGTGTTGCCCTTAGCTTGGGCCGATCCATTCCGAGCGGCGCCGTCATTAAGCAAGTCTACTATGTTGTGCAAACGACATTCGCGGACAGCGGAACTGCCGGTGATGCAGACACCTCCACCATCTCAATCGGTGCCAATACGAACGTGGACTTGAAAGCCGCGATCGCAATCTCAAACGGTGCGAACCCTTGGGACGCCGGCATTGCTGCAGGTATTCCCATTAATACGGCCGCAACGATGGTGAAGCTCACCGCTGCACGAAACATTAAGGTGGTGTGGACCGCGGGGACCGGCAATGCGACCGCTCTCACGGCCGGGATCATGGATATCTTCGTTGACTACGTGTTCCCGCAACCCTAAGGAGCAAAGCCCTTGAAGTATTTTGCCACGCGCATATCGGAGAATTTGCACAAGACGCCGGAAGGATACCTTCTGGCTATGGGCGTTCCGATCGGTCGCGTGGGTTCCATGGACTACGGTCACGGTGAAACCCCGCTCAAAGTCGGGCCCGATGGAATTGTTAAAGTGTCTCGTGATGCCGAAGAACTCTTCCGCCCCGAGACCATGGCCTCATTTGAAGGAAAGCCTTTAACTATCCGCCATCCTGAAGATTTTGTGTCTTCTGAGAACTGGAAGGACTTAGCTAAGGGCATCATGAAGAACGTCCGCCGCAAGGGTGATGACCTCATCGCCGACATACTGCTCACAGACCAGTTCGCGATTTCCCTTGTGGAGAACGGGATGCGTCAGTTATCTTGTGGATACGAAGCCGAGTACATTCAGACTGGTGAAGGCAAGGGCATACAAAAAAATATAGTGGGAAACCACTTAGCACTTGTCGAAGAAGGTCGGGCCGGTGATGCTTACAAAATCAACGATGCAAAAGGAGTCTCTGCGATGAACAAAAAACTTGAAGCCGCTCTGAAGAAGCTTTTCGGTAAAACAACCGATCAAATTTTACAGGAAGCCGCTGACAAGACCGCCGCGGAGAAGGCTGCGAAAGCCAAAAAATCCAAGACCGGCGACAACAAGGCGTATGACGAACTCGTCGCGCTGTGCAAAGACCTCGGTGAAAAGGTCGCCAAATTCGGCCAACCCAATGACGAAGAGGAGCAAGAAGAAGCTCCCGTCAAGAAGAAGAAAAAAGACGACGCACCCGCAGAAGATGAGGGTGAAGAAGAAAAGTCGCTTGAAGAGCGTTTGAAGGCCGTTGAGGCCGCAGTTTCCAAATTGTTAGAAGCCAAGTCGGGCGATGAGTCCGAAGAAGAAGAGGCTGTTGACGAAGAGGAAGAAGAGGAAGTTGTTGTTGACGAAGAAGCTTCGGAAGAAGCCGAGGATGAAGAGTCCGAGGAAGCCGAAGATGAAGGTCCGCAATTGACGGGTGATGAAAAGTCGCGCGTCGAAATCCTCGCCCCTGGATTGTCCCCCACGAAGGACTTTAAGGTTCAGGCCTTGAAGACCGCGTGGAAGTCTGACGAAGGTCAGAAAGCAATCCGAGCTTTGACCGGCGACAAGAAGCCGGAGTTCAAAGCTGGTGCACAAACGGACATGTTGTTCACCGCGACTTCGGAGCTCCTGAAGCATTCGCGTGGCACGGTCCTGGCCGGCACCAAAAAGAAGACAACGGACTTCAACTCGGTTATCTTTCAAGAGGAGTCAGCAATGACGCCTGAAAAGTTAAACGAGAAGATGGCACAACACTACAACCCTAAGAAAGCATAAGGAGATCCAACCATGTGTCCTCCAGCATATCTCTACACAGCCCCGGCCGGAGTACCCGGTGACATCACCCGCGTCGACGAAACAAACGTCGAACCGGCAATGTTAATTGCGATCTCCGCTACCTACGCTCAGGCGTTTGGTATTCCGATGAAGTACGCCACCGGCGGTATCTCGCAGATCGCCGCTGGCGACGCTGCCACCGTGTTCGCAGGCGTTCTTGTTCGTGAGGTGCCCAGCATCTCCGGCAACACCGCTCAGGGTTTAGACGACACCGTCCCGAACCCCGACCAAGTCAATGGCTTGGCCGTCCGCGGATATGTAAACGTGAAGTGCAAGCAGGGAACTCCTGCTCGTGGCGGAGTCGTTTACATGCGAGTTGAAGCCGACACCGGCAAGCTCGTGGGTGACTTTGAAGCCGTGTCCGACACCACCAAGTCTGTGGCATTGACCGCCACTCAAGCTTCGTGGGCCAGCGATGGCAAGGACTCTGACAATAACGCCGAACTGCGGATTGCCCGCTAATAAGGAGCCCTGAATGAAACCACAATACGGACGCCGCTTTCGCACACGTGACTCGGCCTTATCGTACTTCGTCAACCAGCTCGACAACCTAGACAAACGGTTGTACGAACCCTTGGTCAGCGTGAGTTGGGGACGTGACATCAAGTTGCGCGCCGGCATCACGATGGCGAACGAGAGCACCTCGTTCATCCGGTCTGCATTCGCAGCCGCCGGAACATTGGGTAACTCGTCCGGTTCTGCCGGCGGGAACATGCCTTGGATCAGCGCCGAGACGACGGCCATCCCCGGTGTGTCCATCAACGGTGAGCGCATTGTTTTGCCGCTCCGTTTGTTGGCCCGCGAAGTTTCGTACA